ACTACATTAGAACCAGTAACATTATAAGTAGTTCCTACTCCATTTAATAAAAATCCACTTGTAGAAGTGCCACTTAATACAGTAAATGTGCTGTTAGTTATAGTAAAAGTTTTTGTATTGCTGTTATTAGCGTTAAATGCCCCTACAGTTACGCTTTTAGCATTACTGTTAAATGTGCCGTTTGTAAGGGTTAATGTTCTTGTAGAACCCATTGTTAGGGCATCTACAAGCTGTAATGTGCCGCCTACACCATTCATTGTCAAAGCACAATCAAAAGTTTTACCATTGGAAGTCATGGTTTGAGTACCGCTAGTTCCAGCAAAGGTTAGACCAAAACCACTAGCTGTTGTGTTGTTTGTTAAAACAATGTTTCCAAAACAGTTAATACTGCTACCAACACCAAGAATGGCAGTTGAACCAGTAAAGTCTATATCTTTAAATGCGCCGCTCGTAGTGGTAAGACTTACTTGTCCTGTTCCAGCTTTTATATAAAAACTAACCGCTTGTGCGGCAGTTCCAGCACCTTGAATTATGCTTCTAAGGGTTGAACTAGAATCAGTTAAATTGACTGTAGATGTGCCTGTGTAACTAAAGTTTGTAATTGTAGAAGTTGTCCAAACAGTACCAGTACCAGAGCAAGTAATATTTCCAGTTGTTCCAAAAAGAATAGACCTAGTGTTTGAGTTACTAGAACTAAACAATCCCGTTGTAAGAGTTTTATCGTTAAGGTCTAGCGTACCGCTAGTTAAAGTCATGGTTCTACCTGAACCGCTTGTTAGTGCATCTACTAACTGAAAAGTGCCACCAGATCCATTAAATGTAATGGGAAAGTCCATTGTTTTGGCATTGGACGTTATAGTCTGTGTTCCGCTAGTTGCAGCAAATGTCATGGCAAAAGTGCTAGCAGAATAACTCATGCCTGTGGACGTTGTTAAATTTCCGTATATGGTGTTACCGCCAAAAGAATAACCTGTAAAAGTACCTGCAAACCCAGTAAAATTTAAATTTTTGTAAACACTGCTGCTACCTTCAGTAAGGGTGTATGTTCCTGTTGTAACATTTACATTAAATGCGGTTGACTCTGTAAAACCTGTAAAATAAAATGAACTGGCTGTTCCTGAGTTATTTGATATGTTAAGTGTTGGGGTGCCTGTAGTAGTAAGTCCTGTTGCAACAACTGTAATAAAAAAACTACCAGATCCATTAACTGTGATAGCTCCAGTAGTGCCAAAAGTAATAGCCCTAGTAGAACTTGATGCAGACGTAAAACCAGCTGCGGTAATTGTTAAATTGTTTAAATTTAATGTTCCGTTGTTATGGGTTAATGCGCCAGTGGTGGTAAAAGTGTCTGCAAAAGTTATGGTGCTACTTAATGCTTGTACAGTAATGCTAGCGCTTCCAAAAGTTCTTGTGTTGGTAGTAATTGTTTGTGTAGTACTTCTACCAGATAAGAAAAGTCCATTACCGCCAGTAAGCGTTGTTAAAGCCCCAAGGGTAAAACTTCCATAAACCTGCGGCCTGTTTGAAGCTAAGGACAACGTCATAGAACCAGTTTTGGTAATATTAACGGTGCCGATGTTATAGCTTGCGTTTACTGTAATTGTTCCAGTAACAGATCCCGTGTTATCAAATGTTACAGTATCTTGAGCTAACGGAAAATTAGCTGCTGCTGGAGAACCACCACTTGAAGTTGCCCATCCTGTTGCTGACCAGTTTTGTGTTCCTGCAAGATTCCAATAAACCGTTTTTGCTGCATCAAACGTAATGTTACTATTTCCACCGCAATCACCAAAACTTGTACCCGTTAGAACAGTACCAGCAATTGTTATATCTCTAAAATCTATATTAGAAACGGGTCTAGTAGTAATAGTAAATGTTCTTGCTGTTCCTAATGTGTTACTTACAAAAAAAATTCTTAAAGATACATTTGAATTAGTATTAATAGTGCCAATAGTTTGATTTGCACTACAAGTAATAACATTTATGCCGCTTGTAAGAGTTGTAGAGTTAAGCGTAGTTATATTTTGTGCTGCACTAATGGTAAGACTTGTACCTGTTGTAGCGTTTAAATTTAATGTGGTAATGGTGTTTGCGCCAGCAATAGTGCCGCTGCTTGCGTTTACTGTAATTGTTCCGTATGTCAAACCTCCACCAACTATATCGTTGGAGCCACCAGTAAAATTAAGAGTAGATGACGCAGCGCTAAGTGTAAAACCAGTTGTTGATGATACGCTCCAAGCGTCAATAATTCCACTCAAAGAAACAGTAGAAGTTCCTAATGTTAATGACCTTGTTGTTGATCCTGATGTAATAAAGCCATTAACACCTGCTGATAAACTAACTGTCTGGTTATTTGTATCTAATGCGCCAGCCGTTAAAGTTATTTTATAAAATGTACAAGCGTCTTGTAATGTCCAACCACCGCCTACACCGTTAAATATAATACCGTTGCCAAGAGTAAATGATTTTGCTGCTGTGGTAATGGTTTTACCTGTGGTGGTTGCCGCAAAAGTTGTAATACCGCCGTATGAAAAAGTTAAATTTGCGGATACTAAGGTCATACTTCCATAGACAGACCATGCGCCACTACCAGCTAATGTCATTACACCGTCAAGTGCGCCACCAGCACCGCCAAAACTTATGTCTCTACATACCGCACCTGCCGCTCCAATAGTTACGGTAAATGCTCCTGTTCCTACGTTAGAACCAGCATCAAAAATAACGTCATCAGCTGAGGTAGGCGCAGATGCACCACCAGTACCGCCTGATGTGGCAGACCAGTTAGTTGTAGTTGTAAGATCCCAAGTTCCTGAGCCGAGTACCCAGTATCTAGTAGCCACGGTTTACACCTGTGGATCGGGTTCTGGGTTTTCTGCAGGAGTAGTAATAATTGTGTACCAATTATCAAAACGAGCTTGTTTCATAGCTTCAAGTTCTACGTCTGTGAATGTGTGGTCATCAGGCAGAATTAAGGCATCACTAAACGTGTAATTGTTTTGTGTGATTACGAAGTCTATGACCATTATGAAGTGGCAGTGGTAGTGTAAGTAACAGCTAAAGAGTCGCCGTTTGCTACAGTTTTTGAACCGCCAGTAAACGCGCCAGCAGAATACAGAACACCAGTAGCTGTATCTTTAGTAGCAGAAGCAGATGCGCCGCCGTTAATAAAACAACCGCCAACGCTACCAGAAGAAGTCATTGCAAAAGTAACGGCTGCGCCTGTTTTAGACGTTACGTTAGTTGGAGATGTGCCTGATGAAGTAGCAGCGGTCCAGTTAATTGACTGACGACTGCCTGTGTATGTAGGAGCGTTAGCTAAGCCAACTTCTATCCAACCAGTATGCGAACCCATTGTATCTGCAGCTAAAAAAGTACCAATTAAGTTTGCTGTACCTGTACCTGAACCTGCGCCAGTAGCAACAAACACAACACCAACAGTATTAGAAGAAGCGCCAATTAACGTAAAGTTTGTTGTGCCAACTGAGGCAATTTGATAAGTAGCACCAGTTGTAAAAGAACCTGCAGTTACCAGCGTACCTGTGTAACCAACAAGACCTAAATAGTTAACACCGGAAGCCGTACCGCCAGCTGTACCAGTAGCGCCAAAATAAAAGTCAAATAAAGACTGTTTACCAATAGCGGTAACTACGTTCTCAATAGTATCTTCCCATTTGAGATTGCCTTCAGAATCGCGGCACTCTACGTGGTAAAAACCTTGGATACCCAAAGTTTCATTATGGCCTGCGCCACGAGTTATTGATGCGCTTGCGCTGTCACCAAAGTTTGATAGTTCATTGCTCATAAATACTCCTTAATTTGTAAATCTAATAATGGCATTTGTTGATGTTGCCGTTGGGAAAGTAACCGTAAATGTTCCAGCAGCCGTATTCGTTTTATCTGATCCAAAGTCTAAAACGGCTACAGCCGCATTTGTCGTACTATTATAAATTAATGCGCACCTAGCCGTAAAGCTAGCTGGGTTCCAAACCACATCAGCAAAACTAATATAGGAGGTGCTGCTGGTAAAGTCTGATGTGGGGATTTGAGTAATAGTTAGGGTTTTGCCCCCAGCCGTATAGCCAGTACCTGTAATTTCATTCTGTGTAGTGTACGTTAGGGTTGAATTATTAAGGTTAGCTAGCCCTGTGTATAGGGCAATCTTGTAGGTATAAGACGTGCCGGTATTAAAGTTTTCCAACCCGCTAAGCACGTTTTGGTAGAAAATGGTGCATTGACCTTGTTGAATAGCCATTATGCCCTACCTTTACCGCTAACATCAATTTTAAGCTGCCCGTCACGATACGCATCGCCACGCTCCAAACCATCACCCAAACGTCTAAGTTGTCCAAGCGCTTCTTGATATTTGGTTTCATAGTAACCAACCAAGTCCTGCTCGCCCTTCATAAACAACATTGCTTCCCGCATAGCGCCATAAAACAGTACTGGGTCGTAGTTATCGCCAAGCCAGCTTGTACCAGAAGCGTTATTAACACTAGAAACAGTATACGCAAAACTGGAACCGGATCCACCAATATAAGAGTTAGAACACGATAAAACATCACCAACAGCATAAAACTGACCGCCATTTTCAATGGCTACAGAAGTAACAGCTTCTCCAGAAACAGTAATATTTGCAGTTGCACCGGAACCATTTCCACCTGTTAAAGGTACATTAGCGTATATCCCGTTAGTGTATAAAGAACCGGCTGCAGTAATAGAACCTAATGCAATAGCGCCCTGCACAATAGAAACAGGGTAGTAAAAATAATGAAGTTCTACGCCATAGTTACCGCTGGGAGTTGGCCCAAGAATAAAAGATAACTCATTTGGATTACTGTATTGAGAACCAAACAAAGCGTAGTATTTAGGCAAACCAGTGTCAGTAGGTTGGGGATAAGCTTCACGTATAAAGTTAACATCTTTATTTAACAAGTAACTATAAACGCCATCAGCATCAATAACCGCCATTGAATACGTAGACAAATAATCATTAGGGCAAGACAAATATTTGTTACTAGACGTAAGCGTGCCCGTTACGTTTTTACGTAGTGCTGGAATTTGAACCGAATTGTAAATACGCTCTTCCGCCTGCTGTACAAAAGTAGGTATGTTGGCAATAAATAACGCTTCAGTATTTTCAGAGTAGTCTTGTATTGCCTGATACAGATTTACGTAATTCATTCGGGTTTACCCTACTAGGCCATTGGCCCACGAGCCATCTTGCCTTTAGTTTGCGCTTTACCGCCACGCACTTGAATGCCAGAAGTTTTAGTCGGAGCGTAGTTGCCTTTGCTTGTAGTGCCTACAGAGATGTTGGCTTGCTTTAAAAACTCCGCGCCCGATTCTGTAGACATAGCTGGTAATTCATTACCGACTTTAGCCCCGCTCATTGTATGTGGCGGAGCATATGTTTCCGCCGGTTTGTTGTTAATCGCCATGATTACTTACCTCTTTGAGCTGCTATTTTAGCCATGTTACGACCCATAGACTTCATGTTTTCATTAGTCTTGCCGCCCTTACCTTTAATTTCTTTAGTAATGCCGACGTTTGGACCTGAGTCACCAAAGTTTTTACCTTTAGTTTTACCCTTTTTTGCAATTCCGTTTGCTCCGCTTTTGAATGTCATTTTCTACTCCTAGTTAATTGTTACGTTACCAACTTGCCCTTGTGTTACTAAATAATTGGGCGTTTCACCAAAATCATAATGCTGCCCTACCGGGTTCCAACTCCACTGTATAACACGGCTACCGCCTGCTGGCACACCAAAAGACTGCACGGTGTTGTTGTTAGCCACAGTATTTATCTGTAAACCGTCAAAGCCAGACTGGTAATAACTGTTGTCTCTGCGTGGTTCCCGAACTGCTTGTGGGTCATTCACAGGATACATGCCCAATTGTAACTGAGGATGGTCAGGATCCCAACAGGTGTTACAAACTTTAATCTTATACGGTTTGGTCTTAATAATCTCTGTTTTTAAATCCACCAGCTTAAATCGAAAATCACACCTATCGCACTGGGCAATTGCAAATTTGCCAGAACTAAACTTATTAGGCATTATGCACCCCCGATATATTGCCTACGAGGTACCCAGCGAACTGGAGCGGTTTCACGATCTTCAGCCGCAGCTAAATCAAATTGTTGTTCATAGTCTTGCTTTAAACCCATAACACGAGTTGGGTCCATACCCGGCAGCTTTAAAGAGAGATAATAAGCCAAACCAGCAACCATACAAGGAATAAATCTGAACGGAATATCTTGAATATTAACGCCATTGCCTGCATCCTGAATGCGGCGTAGCCGCCAATAAACGAACTGATAATACGGTTGTGTTGCCGAACCCTGATCTGGTGTAGGCCAGACATTCACATTGGGTAGCTGTGGTACGTAGACTTTAGTTGTTGCTGTATGAGTCGCCGCTGTTGCGTTGTTTTGCGCACGTACGCAATTATTTAGGGTACAAGTAGTAGGTGTGTCAACTTGAGCATACTGATAATAAATAACTTCTGAATCTAACTGAATAAACCCGGTGCTTGCTAAGTTAGCAACGCCTGACCCAGTTAAGTTAATTGTTGTCGCTGTGCTCGAGATGGCGGATGCCAGTGTGCAAAACCCATCATTTGTATCGCCGGTTAAACGTTGGAACCAAACTTGAATTGGCCTGCCTTGCGCTAGTTTATTTGGGATGGTGGCGTATGTTGAAACGCTGATTCGGCTGATGTTAATATCAGTCTGGTTTGCTTGACTGTTGATGTTGGTACGAATCTGGTGCTCTAAGAGGTCAATAGTATCGGAAGGGACTGGGTATGATGCTTGACCCTGTACCATGTTAATAACACCTTGCTCGATAGTCCATAGATTGATGCCTCTGTTAGCCCACTCAATTGTCAGCAAATTTAAACTTCTTCTAGCAGTTCTAAAGTCATAACCCGAGCGTAGCTCAGAGCCGCAGCGCTCAAATGCTTCTTCAATCAGATCGTTTAAATCTAAATTGAACGCCGTAGTTCCAGTTGTATATGCCATTACTTACTCGCTTTTAAAATTGCAATTTCTTCACGCAACTTCTTTATTTCTGCATCACGTTCATCTAACTTACGCATTAAACCAACGCTTGTATCTGCCCACATTGCCATGTCTCTGACACGTTCTTTGTGGTCTTCCAACATCATGTTATACAACCGCTCAGATGCTTCAATCTGAGTTTGCATGAAGTCTTTCA